GCGCCGACGCGTGAATTGCTGACATGGCGCCATTCGGTCTGGCGTTGCAGTGTTTGATAAGCCGCAGTGGAAAGGCTGAAGACGAACATGCCCAGGGCAAGCATCATGGGGATTACTCCAGGTCGGCAAGTCGGCTGCGTTGACGGGCATCTTTCTCGTACTGGACGCGGGTCAGTTCTGCTCGGACTGCGCGGCCAATCGCCAACGGGTCCATGCCTGGCGTGGAATGGATGGTGATTTCGTAGGTGTCGTGACTGTCGTAGGCCGGTCGCTGGGCAGGTTTGAGTGGTGTCCGGTTATCAATGGTTAATGAAGACGGCCTGGTGTTCTGTGCGAGCGTGATCGCGCGGGTTGTTGCCATTAGTTGCCCGCTGACATTGCTCATTGCGCCGATCGGCTCATGCTGGCTGCGCTCCAACCCTTGGGCGAGTCCCGCCATGGTGAAGCCACCCAGTTCGGCAAACACGCGCGACGGGCTCTGGATGCCGAGCTTTTCCTTGAACCAGCCAATGGTTGAATCGCTGATCTCGCCCATGACGTCTTTGAGCGTGCCGAAGCCAGCTTTTAGCCCTCGGACCAGACCGTCGATGATCATCCCGCCGAACTCGGTAAAGCGGCCGGGCAGTTCGATGCCCAGATACTTCATCACTGACGAAAAGGCACGGTAGAGCAATCCAATGGGGCTGAAGTTGACCAGGGTTTTGAGGATGCCGCTGGTGCCGCCATTGAACCCGGCTTTGATTTCCTTCCAGGCATCGGTGAAGTAAGCCTTCACCGCATCCCAGTTTTCGTAGATCAGGTAGGCCGCCCCGGCGATGGCGGTGATTGCTAACCCGATGGGGTTGAACATCAATGCACGTCCAAGCATGAGCAGCGCTTTACCAACGAAGGGCAGCACGAAACGACCGAGTTTCCACAGCAAACTGATCAAGCCGGGCAGTCGGATACCTATCATGGCGAACATCAAACGCAACGCTGCAAATGGCAGCAGTACGCTGGCTGCGACCATCAACAATCCACCAAGCGCGATGGCCAGTGCGGCGATGATGGCGATGGTTTTGACGAGCCCCGCAGCGAGTTTCGGGTTTTCGTTGGCCCAGCTTTTGATGCCTCGAATGACCTCAGTGACTGATTGAATCAGCCCGCGCAACGGCCCATCTTGCTGGGTTTGAAGCTCGATGCCGAGGTCTTCCCAGGCACTGCCTAAAGTCTTCAAATCACCCTTGATGTTGTCGGCCATGATGCTGGCTGTTTGCGACGCTTCGCCCTGACTTTGCCGCAGGCTCACGATCAGTTTTTGCAACTCACCGGTGCCTGCTTGCTCGACCAGTTGCGCCATGCCTTTGACCGCTTCTTCACCGGCGATGGCTTTGAACAGTCCACCTTTTGAGGCGGTGCCCAGGTCTTGGGTTTTGTCGTAGATCTCTTTGAGAATGTCCGGCAGGTTGCGCAAGTTGCCATGGGCGTCGGCGGTGGCGATATTCAGTTGTTGCAAGGCTTTTTCCGCAGCCTTGGGCGGGGCAGCCAAGCGGTTCATAATGGAGCTGAGTGCGGTGCCGCCCATGCTGCCTTGCAAACCAGCATCACCCAGTTTGCCGGCCATGGCGGCGGCCACTTCCAGTTCGACGCCGTAGGTTTTCGCCATGGGGGCGGCGTACTTCATGGTGTCGCCGAGCATCTGCAGGTTGGTATTAGATCGCGTGAAAGTGCCCACCAACACGTCGCCCAGTTTGCCCATTTGGCCGGCGCTCATGCCGAGTCCGGACAGGATGTTTGAGGCGATGTCGGCGGTCTGTGCCAGATCGGCACCGCCGGCGGCCGCGAGGTCGAGCATCCCCGGCATGGCGGCTTTGATCGCTGCAGGATCGAACCCGGCCATGCCCAGAAAGCCTTGAGCATCTGCCGCCTGTCCGGCGGTGAACTGGGTTTTGCCGCCCAGTTCGCGCGCCTGGTTGCGCAATGCCCCGAGCGCTTCAGCGTTTTTATCGAGCCGAGAGATCGCTTGCACTTTGCTCATGCTGGCGTCGAAGTCGATGCCTGGCGCGAGCAGTTTTGTCCCCGCGTATAACGCCGCACTACCGCCAGCGGCGGCGGTGGCACCTTTGCCCGCCATGTCGCGGGCGAGGTTTTTGGATTGATCAAAAGTCGCGCGAGCTGCGGCCAGTCGTCGCTGTTGAGCGCCAAGGGCCGCGAGACGTTTGGTTTGTTCGCTGATGCTGTGGTTGGTTGCGCGGACCTGCTCTCGCAATTGGCGCTCATGGTCACCGAGGTTCTTGGTGCTGACGCCGGCAGCGTTCAATCGACCCCGCAGGTTCTGCAGCTGCTCGCTGTTGAGTTGATGTTGCTGCTTGAGTTTCTGCGCCTCACGCACGGCCGCGCGAAAATCCTTGGACATGGCTTTAGTGGGGGCGCCCGTGGCCGAGAACTGCTGACTGAGTGCCTTGACCTTGTCCCGCGCGGCATCTAGGGCCTGTTCAGTCCGTTCGGCGGCCGCACGTTGTGCGCGCCAGGCGCTGATGTCTTTCTGTTGCGCGTTGAGTGCCTTGAGGCTGTCGCGCGCTTCTTTGAGCGCCCGGGCGGCGCCGATGCTGCCGTGGTTGATGGCCTTGAGTGGGCGCGTCGCCTTGTCGATGGCGCTCAGCAGCACCCTAAGTTTCAAGTCATTTGCCATCGGCGATGCTCCGCACCCTGGCGCGCTCGCGCCATTCCATCAGCTCTTGCAGGCCCAGCTGATTCATATCAGCCGGTGCCCAGTGAAAGACCACCGCGAGGTCAGCCATGGCGTCCTCTACGCAACGAGGAAGGCGTCCGTCTTCGCCGATTTCTGCAACAAAAAACCGGAAATCTTGCTGCCACAGGCGAGCAGGTCAGCCGGGTCCATAGCGGCGGCTTCCGGTGCAGTGATGCCGGGGGAAGTGATGCGCGGCAAGATCTTCATCAGGGTGGCCACGTCCATGTTCAGCAACTCCACCAGGTGCACGCCGCGCAGTTCACCTGATGAGGGTTTGCGCAACGTGATGACGTCTATGGTGGTTTTGCCGCGCTTGATGGGCGCGTCGAGGGTGACGGTGTTGTCGTCGGCGAGGGGTTGGATTTCAACGGTCTGCATAAAATTTTCCAAGGGTTAGAGGCCAAGAGCGGCGCGTTGTTTTTCGAGCAGGTCGACGCCATTGACCTTCTCGATGAAGTTGAGCAGGTCGATTTCGATGATGTCTTCGCTGTCGACGATCAGCTTGTAGTAGCTGCAGGTGGTGGTGACGCTGTGTTCGGTGTCTTCGCCGGGTTCGTGGTCGCCCATTTCGATGGTTTCGTGACGGCCGCGCAGCACGACTTCCACGGCGCTGACGTCGCCGGTGTCGTCCTGCTGGAACGACCCGGCGAACCGCAGCGCAACGCCCGACGCATTGACGGCACCGAACTGGCGCAGGGAAATCAGATCTAGGCCGCCGGTCTTCCATTCGAACTGGATGCCGTCGTCGGAGAAGCCCAGGTCTGCTTTGACCGGGCCGTTCATGCCGCCGCCGCGATAGGCTTCCATCTTGCGTCCCAGGGGCGGCAGGACGACCGACTTCACGACGCCGACGTAGCTGTTGGCATCGTTGAACAGGTTGAGGTTTTTCAGTTTGCGCGGCATGGCCATGGCGCAGCTCTCCGGTTAGCGATTGATCTGGCTGGCGAAGTTGATGAGGTAGCGATCGGTGATGCGCTGGCGCAGGGTGAGGTCTTCCAGCGGCGGGACCGGCGTGTAGTCGTAATCGAGCCAGAGCTTGCCGGCCTTGAGGGTGTCTTTGGTGTTGATGTCTTCGGGGTACCAGCAACTTCCGCCCATCAGATAGCCCGCGGAGACCTTGCTGCGAAACTCGGCGTTGACTCCCTCGATCATGTCGCGCACCAGAGAGGCGTGCAGCGGCTTGTCCATGGCCCACATCTGCGTGCCGGCCATGGTGTCGGCCAGCACTTGCGCGGTGCGGGTGTAGCTCTCGAAAGCGAACAGCGGATCGTCGCTGCAGGTGCGGCTGCCCCAAAAACGCATGCCGCCTTCATTAATCAGCGTGGTGACTTCATGGCCATTGAGGTAGTTGGCGTCGGTAGCGGGGTTTTGCAGGTCCCAGAACACGTCGGCGTTGATACCGGTGACGCCGTTGATGGCGATGTTGGAGAGGGTTTTGTGCCAGCCGGTTTGCTGATCGATCTTGGCGCGCAGGCCGAGCGCGCGAGCGGTTGCGGTGGCGTTGACGGTCTTGTTGGTGACGGCGTCCCAGCTGAGGAAGTCGGGCCAGATGACCATCACTTCGCGCGCGCCGAAATTCTTGCGATAGGCGACCGCTTCTTCCTTGGTGTTGCAGCCCCAGGCACTGACGTAGCTGAAGGCCCGTAGCTGTTGAGCGATGCCCGCGAGTGCGGTGGCGACGGGCAGGGTGTCCAAGCCTGGGATACCGAGAATACGCGGCACCAGGCCGAGTCTCGACTTGGCGGCGAGCAGGGCTTTCATTCCGGTGTATTTGCCCAGTTCGGTGGTGGTGCCGATCAGGGCGCTGGTGGTTTCGGCTTCGTCCTGGCCTTCCTTCACGCGAACGACGATGACATAGGGTTTGGTCTGATCGGCGATGGCTTGCAGGCTGGGGGCAAGGGTGCCTTTGACACCGGCTTTGCCGATGGCGGTCTGGATGCTGGTGATCAGGACAGGGGTGTCAAACGGGAAGACCGCCGCGTCGGCATCGTCAGCGGTGCACACCATGCCGATCACGGCGGTGGGGATGGTGCGGATCGGGCGTGAGCCATCGTTGAGTTCGATGACTCGCACGCCGTGAAGGTAGTCGGACATGGTGCGGCCTGTGCGGTGAGGGTTAAGTCAGTGCACAGGCTGCCGCGCGCAGGTCAATTCGTCGCGTGGTGAGGGTTGTAGGTGGTTTGAGTACAACGCATGTGTTTATCGGCGCTGCTGTTGGGGCTGTGTCGGCCACGCAATCGAGCTGGGGAATTGGTCCTGCTGCTCGATGCGGTTGAGCTCGACGCTGTAACCCATCCAGCTCACGAGGGATGCCTGTTCCTCAGGCGTGGCGGTGCCCAGTTTCTCCGCGTACTGAAGGGGGGCGATACGCAGTTGCGCGTCGCGCAGCAAGTTATCTCGATGGTCCAGGGCTTGAGCGCTTTGCGCGGCGAGTTGAGCTGATTGGTCGAGTGTCCATTGCCCATCGTGCCATCTGAAATGTTCGCCCGGCCACGGCTGAGTTGTGAGCCCTTCCGGCAGTTCGCCCAGCTGTTGCCATGACTGTTCTGTGCCGTCTGCGGTGCGAAAAGCGCTGCCTCGCAGGTCGAGCATTTGTTGAGCTGCTCCATCAATCAACGCCCAGGTTTTGCCTGAATCGGGTGGTGCAAGTACCTTTGGGACTTGCACCGCATTGCCGGGTAGCTGTGGACCGAAACCCGGAATGGCCGGGAAGGTGACCGGGCCAGAAAGGGCGCCTGCTTCGTCAATCAGGTAGGTAATCATCAAGACCTCAAATCATTTTGATACGGCCGGGGTAGGCGATGTTGCGGGGGCGGGTTTCTGCGTTGCCGGCGCGAGCGATGTAGGGAGGTGACGTGTTTCTTCCCACCACATAGGAATGCTGTCCGGTTCGGGGGAGATTTTCAGGCGTGAGCGTGTCGTGGCTACCCGTACCGGCCCCATACGAGACGCCGTGAGTGTGACGTTCGAAAGTGTCGGGGGACCATGAGCCCGCTACTCGCCCGATAACGTTCCACTCTCCAGCGCCATCTTTTTGTAATGCATTGGAAACGACGATCTCATTGGCATTGATGGAAACGATGGTGGTGCCGCTCGGAACATCGCTGCCCTCCAGCGTCATGCCGATGGCTATGAGCGAACTTTTTCTTACGTCGGTAATGACGGCGCTACCGGATTTGGCGACGCCCGAAATCGTCGATTTATCGACTTTTCGGCCTTCGTCCAATACCCGGAAAAATTCGCCTCGGGCTTCAGGTGCGCGAAACGTCGATTTGTCATCGCCGCTGGTCCATCCGCCCTCCATGTGCCGCTGTCGTTCCGCGTTGAGCATTCCCGATTGTTGAGCGTGATCCCATAGCCATGGCCATTCAGTTCGTTTGAGCAGTTGCCCATTCAAGGCACCGTACCCGCCGGGACTGAATACGGTAGTGGTTTCGAAGACCGGGCGACCCAGCGGCGTGTTATCGAAGCGCCCAACCGGCCACCAACTCCCAGCCCCGTCGCTGCGCAGATGCCACCAATCGCCGGCACCCATCAGCACCAGAAAGGGATAGCCCGCCGGGTTCAAGTGAGTATGAAATCTCAGTGTGTCTTTGCCTTTCGTCTTGATGACCAGGCGATTGATGCTGTTGTCTTTGCGGTGAACAAGCAGATCGCGCGTGCCCACGGTGGCATCGGCCGGCGGCAGCTGGATGTTCAACGCCCCTGCGCTGGCGTCGATCAAGACGAAGCCCATTTCTGTGGGCTTTAACGCTCTGGATGACGACACCGTGGTGAAGGCTGCGCCCGCATTGACGGACCGATCCACGTAGTCGCGGGTGGCCAGGACCACGGACGGATCGATTTTGAGCTGAATGTTGGCGGTGCCGTTGGTGATGATGTGCATCCGCACCACCTGGTTTCGCCCCGTGCCCTGAGCCAGAAGCGGTTTGTAGCTGGGCGCCAGATTCGCCACCGCCGAAAACACACCGTCCTTATCTTCAAGGGCCAGCTCCCGCATCCACCAGCCGCCAACCTCCGGTGGCAACACCACCTCGGCAATCAACACGTTCGGGTCGGTGGCGGAGACGCGTAGTTGATTCAGCGGCGCGCGGTACACCTGATTGATCAGCCGAGCCTGTGACGGATCCGGCACGGGGTCGCTGCCGTTGGCGTCACCGATCAGCATGTAACTCGGCTCCCAAGGGATGCCGAGGGCGTCGCAGTTGGTTTTCTTGGCGGCTCCGAGGGTGGTGAGCATGCCGCCGAAAAGGGTGTTCTTATCAACCATGAAGGTACACGTCCAGTTCGTCGAGGGTGTAAATGCGGGTGCCGCGGTAGCCATGAATGAACACGTCGATGTCCGGGTTGACCCACGGATAGACGTCGATTTCGTCGCCGTCATCGATGGCCACTGCGGCATAGGTGTCGACGTGGGTTTCCAGAATGATGTCGAGGCTGATCAGATGGCGGGTGAGGGGCTTGGCGTCGTCGATGAGCCAGATCAGTTCCTGGTACATCTGATCGGTGATGCCGGTTTCGGA